ACGGATGCGGAACGGTTGAACTTAGAGGATTCAACGGAACCCTTCACGCAGGAAAGATTCGAAGCTACGTTGCCTTAAGTCTTGCGATGAACCATCAGGCTTTGACTCAAAAGAGTGCCAGCAGCAAGAAACCACAGATTGAAAACCCAAAGTTCTCCATGAGAACCTGGCTTAACCGAATCGGCTTTATTGGAGACGATTTCAAGAACTGCAGAGAGCACCTTTGCAAGCATCTGGATGGCAGTGCAGCCTGGAGATTTCGTACAGCCGCATAGATAAAAAAAGGCGGCGCCTTCAAACCCACTGAGCGGGAGACCGCTCTTAAGGTGGTAGAAGGGTTCCCATCTTCAAACAAAAGCCCACACAGGCGAAGCTGAAGGGGATAAACCGCTCTTTAAGAAAGGATGAAGTGATGATGAAAGTGGAAAAAAGACTGGGCGTGGCCTATGGGTCCAATCTCAATCTCGGTCAAATGGCCATGAGGTGCAAGGCGGCTAAGGTCTATGGAAAAGGGATGCTAAAAGGATACCGTCTACTATTTAAAGGTCAGATGGAAAACGCCTACTGCACCATTGAGAAAAAACGTGGTGGTAAAGTTCCGGTGGTTGTTTGGGAACTTGAACCGGAAGATGAAAAGGCACTGGACTTTTACGAAGGCTATCCGAGATTTTATGAAAAGGAAGATGTGAAAGTCACGTTGGAAGATGGATCGATTATTACAGCCATGGTGTACATTATGACCGATAAGATTCTTGATAGGATTCATCTCAACCTTCCAAGCAGAAGTTATCTTGAGACTGTGAAAGAAGGTTATAAGGCTGCCGGATTTGATGAAGCATTTATAGAAGATGCTCTGGCCATCAGTGAAAAAGCCATTAAGAAGTACCCGCCGAAATTTCTATAAGACTTAGAAAATATACATCCTTTCTCAACATAAGACTTGCATTTATGTAGCTTTAGAGTGATATATGTTAGTACCAAAAACAAGCAAAATGCAAGGAGGTCAAAGAAATGATGATTCAAAAGAAAGACAGGTTTGAAAGCAGGAGCGGTAAGGTCTATGAAATCGCTGGGAAATGGGATCGGGATTTTATCTTAGCTCCTATTGAAGATGCTGATGATGAATGCCTGATCTACACACCCGGTGAGATGGAGGAATTTCTGGAAACAGGGTACTTCAAAAGAGTGGGAGGGAGAAAGCGATGAAAGCCTTATTCGGTAGAAAAGTGTGTGACATAGTAGAACTTAAAGAACTCACCCACCAAGCCATCAAAGAGGGAAAGAAAGGTCAGCCATACACCATTACGAGAGAAGTGATTTTAAAGGATGCAGAGTTCAGAGATTTTGCCCAGGACTTTTTTAAAGATCAGCCTTGGATCTCCCATGAAGATGGTGGGATGGACCAAGAAGGTAAAATCAGATGCATCAGAGTCGTAAACATCGATACGGGAGAGAAGGTCCTGGTCAATACAGAAGGATATGATTATCCTCGTTACACTGGTCTTGAACTATAAAAACTGAAAAAGCAAAAAGCAGGCTTAGCGCAATGTCATTAAGTTAAGCAATTAGAAAAGAGCTGTATATCAGTTACTGATATAGGGCTTTTTTCTTTGTAATAAATTCCATGGAACACTTGACAAATCACTCAAAAAATGTGGCGAAGCCCCTTGAATATAACTTATTTCAAGGAGGAGATCGCATGGAAAATCATTTTGTTTTAGCTGCTAGACAAACCCTTTTTCAAACTGTTTCTGATCTTAGTAAAACCCCATCATTGTTTGTGAAACGTCCTGGAAAAGACTTTTCAAGAAAGCGAAAACTGGACTTTGAAACCTTCATGAAGTTCTCGCTGGGAATGTCTGGCAAATCAATGAATAAGGAGATTCTGGACTTCTTTAACTTCTCAACTGACAGCCCAAGTAACGCTGCATACAACCAACAGCGTTCAAAAGTATTGCCAGAAGCCTTTGAATATCTGTTTCATGAATTTACTTCTAAGCTTCATGCAAATCGACATTTCCATGGCTATCGGCTAATTGCCTGTGATGGAAGCAATCTATCGATAGCTTCAAATCCCTTTGATTCTGAAACACGTGCAAAATCCAATCAATACAATTCAGAAGTTAACAGACTTCACCTTAATGCTTTTTACGATCTTATGAATCGCATATATGTGGATGCATTGATACAAAATTGGGCGGATTGCAATGAATTCCTTGCATGTGCGCAAATGATTGATCGTTCTTCATTAAAGGGCAAAGTATTGCTGATTGCAGACCGGGGATATGAAAACTATAATATTTTTGCTCATGCAGATGAAAAGAACTGGAAATACCTTATTAGAGTCAAAGACATCAACAGCAATGGTATTGCATCTGGCTTAGACTTACCAAAACAGGGGAGCTTTGATAAACACATGTCTGTTACGCTTTGCCGTAGGAAAAATAAGGATACCAAAAGTCGAGGATGTAAATTTATGCCTACATGTCAAGGCTTTGACTTTATACCTATAGGTAGTGATAAAGAATATACCCTCGACTTTCGGGTTCTTCGCTTTCCAATTGCCGAAAATACTTACGAAGTAATCATCACAAATCTTGGATCATTTGAATTTTCGCCAGAAAAAATCAAAGAACTTTACCATATGAGGTGGGGAATAGAGACATCCTTTAGAGAACTTAAATATGCTGTTGGTATGACAAATTTTCATTCCAAAAAGGTTGAATATATCAAACAAGAAGTATTTGCAAGAATGACTATGTATAACTATTGCGAGATGATTATTACTCAAGTTGTCATCCGGCAATCAAAGAAAAATAAAATATATCAGGTGAATTTCACCTTAGCCATCTTCATTTGCCGTGAATACATAAGCAATAACAGAAAGTTGAAACCACCTGATATAGAGCAGCTACTCCAAAGAAATATTCTACCGGTTAGACCCGGACGTCACGACCCTAGGAAAGTCAACGTTCAAAAACCGGTAAGTTTCTTATATCGAGTAGCATAAGCCACTTCAATTGTATATGTAAAATGGGCAGATGGCAATCTGTCTGTTTGTCATGTATAAAATTATTTTCCAAGTCATAAAAAAAGAATCCTGAAGAAAAAACTTATATGTTTCTTCTCAGAATTCTTTCTTGCTGCCATTAACTTAATGACATTGGGCTTAGCGGCCTGCTTCTTTGATATAGGCAATACAATTATTGCAGATGAGCTTTCCTTTGAATTTGCGAGTGCCTTTTGCATTACCGCAGATTGCGCACTGTGGCTCGTACTTGCCGAGGATGATGGTATCTTCACTGGTGAAAATCGCAAGTGGTGATTTCTGGTCGATGCCGAGAGTGTCTCTTAGCTCTTTTGGGATGACGATTCTGCCAAGCTGATCAACTTTCCGAACAATGCCTGTTGATTTCATTTGCACCTCCTAGGTTGTTACTACTATGGTATATGAAAGAAATTACCAATTCAATGGTAGAATTTCCAATTCCAAAAATAAAAATATATCGCTTGCTATATCCTGTGTTTAGAGTGATATATGTAAGTACCAAAACGAAGGAGGTATGAAAATGGACCGGAAAGAAATGATCAAACAACTGGGCGAGCACTTTGGCGTGAAACCTAAATACTTAAGTGTTCCAAGCTTTGCTTATGAAATCAGAATAGAAAATGAAGTCTACACCATTGACAGACATGGCGGCATTACGAAGGGAGATGGAGCGTCCATCACCATGGAAGAAATCCTGAATCAACAGTTGGAACTAGAGCCACTAACTGATCAAGAGCAAAGTGATGAAGTGCAGATGAATGAAGTTGAAATTCATGAGGCAGATCAAAATGCAGAATCAACTAATCTGCTAGAAGAACTTAGTGGGGTCGAAGTCAAACTGAACTTTGAAGATCACACAGCTGATAGCCTGAAGAATATCACCAACATGCTTTACAGCAAGCAGCGACTTATTATGATGGCTTTTGAAACAGAGGAAGCCCTCATGGATGATGGGTTTGCTGAAGATCTGAATAAGCCAGAGATTAAGGATTTAGAGGGACTTAAAGAAGCCCTTGAAGAACTGGGGACAAACAGGTGTCCAGGATTTCAGATTGATTTTGATGAGAAGACGTTCACCTTCAAACTTCACAGCTCAAACTTGAATCCAGAAAAAATCAAAGCATTTCAAGATTTATGTATTCTCATAGCAAGCTATGCCAGAACCTTAAGCCGCGCATCCTATAAACAGGCCCAAGATGACAACCCCAAGTATGCCCTTAGAACCTGGCTGATCCGTATCGGGATGAATGGTCCAGAGTATAAAGAGACCAGAAAAACACTTCTTAAGCACCTGGAAGGGAGCGGTGCTTTCAGAAAGGTGGATGAAAATGATGAAACCTAAGTGCAGACTCATTGGTGAGGATGGAAACATCTTTAATCTCATGGGGATTGTATCGCGAACCCTAAAGGAAGCTGGGGAGCCTGAAAAGGCAGATGAAATGATTAAGCGAATCACGAGTGGTGCTAAGAGCTATGATGAGGCCCTGGCCATGTTGATGGAATATGTGGACATAGAGTAGGAGGTGCGAGTAGATGGATCGATTTTTTGGTCAAAAGTATTGTGAACGCTGCGGTGGCAGCTTAGAAGGTGGGCGAATCATGTCCATGTTCAATGAGCAGTGTATCTGCATGGGTTGCAAAGAGAAGGAAACAAAAGACCCTGAATATAAAAAAGCTGTGGAAGCAGATCATGAAGAGATTCGAAAAGGGAACTTTAATTATAAAGGAATCCGTGGGAAGTAATCCTTGACTAATTTTGCCTTCAGAGTGATATATGTATATACAAAAACGAAGGAGGCGAAAGGAATGGAGATTTTTTACACGGTAACGATGCAAACGAAAGCGGGTAAGAAGCTATACCTCAGCATGTGGGATGGCCACCCCAAATGGGCCTTTGATTTTGACGAAGCCTGCTACTGGGACACCGAAGAGATGGCTGAGAAGTTTTCACGAGAATGGTTCAAAGACTTCACAGGATGGGCAGTTGAAGAAATTAAAATCGACATCAACAAAGTGAATTAATAACATTTGGAGCCTGAAAATGGCTCTTTTTCTTTGCAGTAAATGAAGGAGGTGAAAGTTATGGCAGGTAGAGGAAGACCACCAAAACCTACAGCTGTCAAAGAGCTGGAAGGCAATCCAGGAAAAAGACCGCTGAATAAGAATGAACCGAAACCGAAACAGATAGCACCCAAGTGCCCGTCATGGCTGGAACCGGATGCCAAGAAAGAATGGAGAAGGCTATCAAAAGAGCTGGAAGCCATGGGACTACTTACGGAGGTGGATATGGCTGCCTTTGCCGGGTACTGTCAAGCCTACGCTAGATGGAAAGAAGCAGAGGAATTCATATCAAAGCATGGATCCATTTTAAAGACCGCTTCAGGGTATATTCAGCAGATTCCTCAAGTGTCTATTGCCCAGCAAAACCTTAAACAGATGAGAAACTTCTGTTCAGAGCTTGGGCTAAGCCCATCGGCCAGAAGTAGACTCAACATCAATAACAGTGGCAACACCATCGAGGGCGATGCCATGGAAGAACTGCTTTCAAATGTACCGAAGGCCGAGGATATTCTGAAAAAGAGTAAGGACGATTAATTTGAAAGGAGGAGAGGCCTATGCCATTTAGTGAAGCTCATGCAAACCACGCCATAAACTTTATCGAACAACTGAAGCTGACCAAGGGCAGATGGGCCGGTCAGCCTTTTAAGTTACTTCCCTGGGAGAAGGATCTGGTGAGACGTCTCTTTGGAACCTTGAGAGAAGACGGTACCCGCCAGTACCGAACCGCCTATGTGGAGATTGGCAAGAAAAACGGTAAATCGGAGCTAGGCGCAGCCATTGCCCTTTACATGCTTTTAGCTGATGGGGAACCTAATGCTGAAGTGTATGTAGCCGCTTGTGATAGACAACAGGCCAGTATTATTTTCAACACCAGTATGAACTTCGTGGAAGGGAATCCTACCCTATCAAAAGTGACCAATCTGGTAAGGTCCACTAAGCGAATCGTCTATCCAAAGACGGGAAGCTTCTATCAGGTACTAAGTTCCGATGTTAAATCAAAGTCCGGGATCAATGCTTCCTGCGTTATCCTTGATGAGATTTGGACCTATCCGAATCCGGACCTTGCCAAGATGCTGACCACCGGTTCAGGGGATGCCAGAACCCAGCCTCTTTTTTTATATCTCACCACAGCAGGGAATCAACTCTCTGGCTATGGCTGGGAGATGCATCAAAAGGCAAAAGATATATTGGAAGGTAAGAGAGTAGACCCAACGTTCCTGGCCATCATCTATGGGCTTGAGGACGATGCGGATATTGAAGATGAAAACAACTGGTATAAGGCCAATCCAAGTCTTGGCCACACCATTTCTATAGAGAGGGTTAGAGAGCACTACAATCAAGTCAAAGATGATCCGGCAGATCTCGCCTTGTTTAAACAGCTTAGACTAAACATGTGGTTAAAGCAGGAAATCAAATGGATGCCTATGGATAAATGGGACCTTTGTAATTTCACTGTAGACCCGGAAGAGCTGAAAGGGCGAGTCTGCTATGGAGGTCTTGACTTATCCTCAACCAGTGACATCACCGCTTTTGTTTTAGTGTTTCCACCTCTTGAAGAGGGAGATAAGTTTCAAGTGCTCCCATACTTCTGGCTTCCGGAGGAGACCCTACATCAGCGGGTGAAAAGAGACAGCGTTCCCTATGATATTTGGCATAGACAGGGACTTCTAAATCTTACAGAAGGAAACGTGGTCCACTATGGATTCATCGAAAAATTCATCGAGCGTCTTGGTGAGAAATACAACATCAGAGAAATCGTCTATGACCGCTGGGGCGCAACGCAAATGAGTCAGAACCTAGAGGGTATGGGATTTACGGTAGTACCGTTTGGCCAGGGTTTTAAGGATATGTCTCCACCAACTAAGGACCTCATGCGACTCACCTTAAGCAAGCAGATAGCCCATGGCGGGCATCCGGTTTTAAGATGGATGGCAGATAACATTGTGGTCAGAACGGACCCTGCTGGAAACATCAAGGTGGATAAGGAGAAGTCCTCAGAAAAGATCGATGGTATTGTGGCAATGATCATGGGCCTTGCCAGAGCAACTGTGAATCCACCGGATGATGATGGGTCTATTTATGATGAACGCGACATGATCATTTTAGGATAGAAGGGGGTGAACATAGATTATGGCGAACTTTTTTAAATGGCTCTTTAAGGCGAGGGCAGAACCTACAGATAGTGTCAGTAGTGCTCCTAACTTTTATATGGGTCAAAGTATATCGGGGAAAATCGTTAACGAGCGAAGTTCCATGCAGACCACAGCAGTCTTTGCCTGTGTGAGAATCATTGCTGAGACTGTGGCATCCTTACCACTTCACACTTACAGGTATCAAGGTGATGGCAAAGAAAAGCTGTACACCCACCCGCTGTATAGGATTTTGCACGATGAACCAAACCCGGAGATGACGTCCTTTACCTTAAGGGAAACCATGATGACGCACCTGCTTCTATGGGGAAATGCCTACTGCCAGATCATTCGAAATGGTAAAGGGGAAGTGGTGCATCTTTATCCATTGCTTCCCGACAAGATGACGGTGGATAGAGATAAGAATGGCAATCTTTATTACGCTTACAGGAAGGACACCACCACCCATTATCTAGGGCCGGAGGATGTTCTTCATGTACCAGGTCTTGGCTTTGATGGTGTCATGGGTTACTCACCGGTAGCCCTTGCGAAAAATGCCATCGGACTGAATATTGCCGCTGAAGAATATGGCGGTAGGTTCTTTGCCAATAACGCAACACCTAGTGGTATTCTTTCAACTTCAGGAACCATCAAGGATCCTTCAAAAGTGAGAGATGCCTGGCAGGCGGCCTATGGAGGAAGTGGAAACAGCAACAAGGTGGCAGTCCTTGAAGATGGTCTTCAGTACCAAGCCATCAGTATGCCCAACTCCGATGCACAGTTTCTTGAAACGAGAAAGTTTCAGATAGAAGAGATCTGTAGAATCTTTCAAGTGCCTCCTCATATGGTGGCGGACCTTAGCAAGAGTTCATTCAGTAACATTGAAAACCAATCCATCAGCTTTGTGGTCCACACCATCAGACCTTGGCTGGTCCGAATAGAGCAGACCATGAACAAGAAGCTCTTCCTTGAGAAAGAAAAGGGGCAGTGTTTTGTGTCCTTCAATGCGTCGGCACTTATGCGTGGGGATTATAAATCCAGGATGGATGGATACGCCATCGGTATTCAGAATGGTTTCTTCTCCGTTAATGATGTGAGGAGAATGGAGAACATGGACCCGATTTCCGAAGAAGATGGCGGGGACCTGTATCTTGTGAATGGCAACATGCTACCTCTTAAGATGGCAGGGGCCTATGCGAAGAAAGCCATGGATGAGACTGGTGGTGATGGGTCTTGATGATAAGTGTATAAATTGGCCCATTTCTGTGGACAACTATAAAACAAATTGGAAGTATCAACAGCATTTCTCAAAATCGAGGAGTGCTTTTTTCATGCCCGAAAGGAGGTTGATTAGATGGACAAATTTTGGCGATGGGTGGTGAATGAAGCCGAGGAGCCTACAGTGAGAACCCTGCACCTTGAAGGGTACATTGCAGAGTCTTCTTGGTTTGATGATGATATCACCCCTAAACAGTTTAAGACAGAGCTTTATGGCAGTGGCCCGGAGACGGATGACATTGTTGTAAAGATACATTCACCAGGTGGAGATACCTTCGCTGCTGCACAGATTTACAACATGCTGAAGGAATATCCCGGCAAGGTCAGTGTCCATATTGACGGGCTTGCAGCCAGTGCCGCGTCTGTCATTGCCATGGCAGGAGACGAGGTGTGTGTTTCTCCACTGTCAGTGATCATGATCCATAACCCAGCCATGCTTATTGCTGGCGAGGTGGCGGATCTGCAAGTGGGGATTAACCTACTCAGTGAGGTAAAAGAGAGTATTATCAATGCTTATCAGACAAAGACGGGCCTTTCCAGAGCGAAAATCTCACACATGATGGACGCTGAAACTTGGATGAGTGCACACAAGGCCATCGAGCTGAAGTTTGCCGACAAGATTCTTTATGAACCAGAGACGGTAGATGAAAGTTCCGGTGGCTTTATCTTTGACCAGATGACCGTGACAAATGCTCTAAGAAACAAACTCCCTGGCATTCAGGCGAGGATGAAGTACCTAAAAGCACATGATGATGCTAAAGACAAGGAACCGGAAAAGAGCGCAGAACCTGCACCACAAGGTGAAGACGATTTGAAGGATCCTGCCCATTCAGTAAACCACATCCCTATTGCCCAGCTGGAAAGAAGGCTGGAGCTGATTAAAAATTGGAGGTAATGAATATGAGTAAAATTCAAGAACTAAGAGAGAAACGCGCCAAGGTTTGGGAGCAGGCTAAGACATTCCTTGATGAACATCGTCAGGAGAATGGTCTGATCAAACCTGAGGACAATGCCGTCTATGAAAAGATGGAAGATGAAGTGGTCAGCCTTGGAAAGGAAATCGAGCGCCTTGAGCGTCAAGAGATGATGGACAGAGAGCTTTCAGCTGCCCTTAGTAAACCTCTTGCATCAAGACCTGATAAGATGACCGAAGAAAAAACCGGCAGAGCATCCGATGCCTATAAGAGTGCCTTTTGGGGTGCCATGAGAAACAAGATGAACCCTGCGGTACACAACGCGCTTCAGATTGGGACCGATTCAGAAGGTGGTTTTCTTGTTCCGGATGAGTATGAGAACCAGCTGATTCAGGCACTTGAAGAGGCGAACGTTCTTAGAAATATGTGTAACGTGATTACGACCAGTTACGGAGATAGAAAGATTCCTGTTGTAGCAAGTCATGGATCCGCTGCATGGATGGACGAAGAAGCGGCCTTCACTGAAAGTGATGATGCCTTCACTCAGGTTACTCTTTCTGCTTACAAACTTGGTACCATGCTGAAGGTATCTGATGAACTTCTTAATGATAGCTACTTCGACCTTGAAGCCTACATTGCAGCTGAGTTCGCAAGACGAATCGGTGCCGCAGAGGAGGAAAGCTTCCTCACTGGAAATGGAAGCAGCAAACCTACAGGACTTCTTCATACAACTGGTGGAGCGAGCCTTGGTGTGACTGCTGCAAGTGCAACAGCTATCACCATTGATGAGGTGCTGGACCTTTACCACAGCTTGAAGTCGGCTTATAGAAAGAACGCGACCTTCCTTGTGAACGACGCAACCATCAAAGCAATCAGAAAGCTCAAAGATGGTCAGGGTCAGTACTTGTGGCAGCCATCTGTTCAGGCAGGAACACCGGATACGATTCTGAATCGTACAGTGGTTACTTCTCAGTACATGCCAGTAGCTGCAGCGGGTGAGAAGACTATTCTCTTTGGAGACTTTAAGTACTACTGGATTGCTGATCGTCAGGGTAGAACCTTCAAACGTCTGAACGAACTCTATGCAGCAAATGGTCAGGTCGGTTTCCTTGCATCTCAGAGACTAGATGCGAAGTTGATCCTTCCTGAAGCCATCAAGGTCCTTCAGCAAAAGGCCTAAGTAACTTAACGGGAAGGTGGTACTAGTTTACTGCCTTCCTTTCACTTTGATAAGGAGGGAAAACCATGGGATATAACACGAAAAACTATACCGAGCAAGGTGGAGATAAAACCGTTATCGGTGGAGAACTTGCCGTAACACCAGAAGGAAAAATCACATTTGATGGAGCAGAGTTGAAACCTGCAGCGCTTCAAGCAGACAGCACCGCTGTAGATGTGGTGGACCTGGTGGCTGATTTCAATGCCTTACTTTTAAAGCTTAAAACCGCTGGCCTGATGGAAAGCGAGTGATGGTAGATGACGCTTCTTGAGAAGGTAAAACAAAATCTCATTGTAACCCATAATGAGGATGATGCCTTACTAGAAGGGTTCATTACCGCTGCCATCAGCTATGCCGAAGGTTATCAGCATCTAGGAACGGACTTCTATACAGAAAACACCATGTCACCGACCACCGAGCAAGGAGTCATTATGCTGGCTTCTCATTTTTATGAGAGTCGTGATGGCTCCACCGGTGGTTTTTTTAATGACAATGTCAGTGCTTCAGAGCAGGTGTGGAAGACGGTACATCTACTTCTACGCATGGGAAAGGAGTGGCAAGTCTGATGAAACGGCTATGGGTGAAGAAAAGAAGGAAACGCCAGAAAAGATGCTACCGAAAAGGCAGACGAAAGGATCGCAGTCATGGTTATGAAGAGAAGGCAGTAAAGGCAGGTGAAGGGTATGAGCTTTGGGAAGATGAACACCCGAATCGACATCATCGATACGATTCCCATCAAGGACGATGAAGGATTCTCATCCAAGGGAGAAGAGGTCATCGCCAGTGTTCGTGCTTTTAGGGATGAAAGGCACGGTTCAAGAAAGTGGGCCAATATGGCCGCCTACACCAAAGCCAATGCAACCTTCCAGTTTAGACGGATTCCTGATGTGGTGATTGAACCTGGCATGCTGATTCGCTGTGATACCGGGGAGTACAAAGTCTTAAGCACTGAGGTTATTATGGGATTTTATTTAGAAGTAGCAGCAGAAAAGATAGAAGCCACGAAGGACTAGGAGGTGATTTCATGGCTCGATCAAGTTTTAAAATGCCAGAGGACTTCTTGTTAAAGTTATCGACCTTGGCAGAGAAAACCGATGAAATTATCCCGAAGGTCCTGGGAGCTGGTGGCGAAGTGGTGAAAGCCAAAGTGAAAGCCAATCTACAGGCAACCGTTGGAAGTGACACAAAACTTCCATCAAGGTCCACTGGAGAGCTGATCGATGCCCTTGGGGTTTCTCCAGCTGGGATTAATCGCGATGGGGACTACGATGTGAAGGTGGGATTTGATGAGCCTAGAAGTGATGGAGAGTCAAATGCAAAACTAGCCAATATCTTAGAGTATGGAAAGTCCGGGCAACCGGCTAAACCATTCTTAAAACCGGCAAAAACAGCTAGTCGAAACGCCTGCATTGAAGCAATGAAAAGAAAGCTGGATGAAGAGATTAGCAAAATCTAAAAGAAGGGAGGGCGAAGGTCGTGTACAACAGTATTTTGAAAGATATAGGCGAGGTCCTTGAGCCTTTGGGGATTCCCATTGAAACAGGTGTGTTTAGTAAAAAGGCTCCGGATGAATATCTGATCCTTACCCCTATGAGTGATATCTTTGATCATTATGCTGATGATCTGCCAAGTGCAGAATTACAGGAAGTTCGTCTCTCCTTGTTCTCTAAAGGCAACTATCAGGCTAGAAAAAATGAAGTAGTAAAAGAACTAATAGGAGCGGGCTTTATCATAACGGATAGAAGGTATCTTGGGTACGAAGAAGATACTGGTTTTCACCACTTCGCCATCGATGTGGCAAAAGTTTATGAAGTGAATTTTTAGCTGAAGCAGACTCAGCTATTTTGAAGGAGGAATAGGACATGGCAACAATTGGATTGGATAGTCTATATTATGCCAAGATCACAGAAGATGAAAATGGCACCGAAACCTATGGTACACCAAAAGTCCTGGCAAAAGCCATGACAGCAGAACTGAGTGTGGAGCTGATTGAAGCAATTCTCTATGCAGATGATGGTGCATCAGAAGTGGTCAAGGAATTCAAAAGTGGCGCACTGACTCTTGGGATCGATGACATTGGCTCGGTGGTAGCTCAGGATTTAACAGGATGCAAAATCGACAGTAACAATGTCGTTGTTTCAAGAAGTGAAGATGGAGGAAGCCCAGTGGCCATCGGTTTTCGTGCAAAGAAGGCCAATGGACGCTATAGATACTTCTGGCTTTACAGAGTTATCTTCAGCGTTCCAGCCACCAGCCTTGCGACCAAAGGTGATTCCATTACCTTTAGTAGTCCCACCATAGAGGGAACAGTCTTTAGACGAAACAAACTGGATGGGGAGAATAAGCACCCATGGAAAGCCGAAGTCACCGAAGGAGATAGCGGAGTTGCACCATCTACTATTTCCGGGTGGTTTACGTCTGTGTATGAACCGGACTTTACTCCGGTAACACCGGCGATTACCATCACGACTCAGCCTGCAGCCCTCACCGAAGTGACAGCCGGTAGCATAACTGGAAGTCTTTCTGTGGTGGCAAGCTCCAATACGTCTAACCCTGTAACGTATCAGTGGTATGAAAACACCATCGACAGTTCTACAGGAGGTACACCAATTAATGGAGAGACATCTGCCAGCTTTGATATCCCAACGG